GTGAGGGGGTGTTTCTATTTTGCAATTACTATCTATGAGGTTTGCTATGTTCTTAAAATCTGTTCAACCATGTAACGCTCAGATTATGGCTGTCATGTCGTATCTTTTCACTCCTCCTGGAGAATCACTTTCGTGTGGACCCTATAAGTTTATGGATCTTTTAGATAAGATTCCTGTACATATTGTGGTCAACGATGATGATCACTTCGAGGATTTGTGTCTTGATATCAGCATGTTTATCCAATCTGGTTACTTAGCGACAGATGTTGGAACTATGCTTACTGCTGTTATCGATCTTTGCTCTGAAAAGCAGCAAATTCGGTCTCGGTATCTCGTGATACTGCGTGAATTACTAGCCTATATTCCTGGCTGGTACGCAGTGTTATTTTCTGGCGATTCTTTTGTCGTCGAGGAAAACGATAGTTACGATTGCATTATGCAATCTTGGCCCGGCTAATGACTATTGGAACGCAAGTCTCTGATCATCGAACAAACATCGTGAATTCTAAAGGTATCTCTCTTGTACAAGGAGAATATTTTAGGAAAACATGGGTAGGTTCTGATTTGACTGAGGAAGAGCGAACTTTAAAGTATAAACCCGAACACGGATATGAATGTTCTATCTTGTCACAGAATACAGAATTAGGAATGTGTCGTAATTGGACATCCTTGGGTGACGATTTCTTGTGGACTCCACGATCGTGGATGCCTCCTGAAATAGTCGATCCTTGGACCAGTAACGATGATCTTAAACTCTGGACTAACCTTGGAAATCACGCACGTGATTCTGAGTTTCATGGTGCAAATTTCCTCGCGGAAGTGCATCAAGTACCTCGAATGATTGCGGATATCTCTACCAAACTCGCATTTGTTTTACATAATGTTCGTCATGGTAATGATTCGACGCTTAAGAAATTCTTTAAGCGCCAGAAATCTAAGGGATCTGATAATCTTAGTGATTATCAGATTGTGAAGAAGCAACTTGCATCATCTAAATTTTATAAAGATGCTGGTCGAAATACTTCTGAGAAGATGGCTGAAGGACTACTAATGTATGATTACGGAATCAGTCCGCTGTTAAGCGATGCTGAAACTAGTATGAATGCATTGAGTCAATCAGTTAACACTACTCCATATAGAACGCGTGTTAAGCGTCGACGTATCGTTCAGAATAATATGCGAAGTTCCGGATTTATTTGGAACCAACGTGTTATTCATAGAACACAGATTCGAGGTTACCTCGCATCTGCTCCCGATATGTTGACGATTTGGCATCTGAATGATCCTCTTGGAGCACTTATTGAGGTTACACCGTGGAGTTTTGTAGTTGATTGGGTTGTACCCGTATCTTCTTATTTCTCTGCGTTGGACACTCTTAGGAGCTTTGACTGGAAATCACTTTGGAAAACAACTTTTATCGAAAGGTCCCAACAATTTGTTGGATTAGACCCCTCTGTTTTACGCCCTGGTGCCACGTTTGACGGTGGAACTGGTACGTTTGATAAAGTCACTTCGATTAAAAGAGAGCAGTTGGATACCTCAAGTTTAGCGCTACCTCCAGTTCCGACAATACGTCCTGCAAAGGAAATATTTTCGGTTAAACATATGCTGGATGCGGCTGCTTTATTGATAGGTCAGAAAACTGCCATTGCAAAAAGTATGAAGTTTTAAGAGTTTCCCTCTTGATGCTTCTTTTTATTAACTTCCTTATAAAGGAACACTTATGTCTGCAATAACAAATGTAACATTGTCTGATGGCACAACTCCTATTACGTTTACTCATAGATCTCACACAGCTGATTCGTTGCAAATGGTCGATGGGAGCGCAAGCTCCTCTGATACCGCTGCAACGCTTGAGTTGAGTAGATTTAGGGGTAAACGGGGGTCGCCCGTTCGCAAGTTACGATTAAAACTTTCTATGTTCTATCTCGAAACCGTTTCTGGGGGACTTGAGGGTTATGTTGCACCACCTAAAGTGGCATTTGTCAATACTGGCACTGTAGACTATTCGTTTAATAAACGATCTACAACTGCTCAGTGTTCGTATCTGAAAATGATGTTGTTTTCAGCTCAACAACATGGATCAGTGGCAATTACGCCAGCAGTCCAAGATATGTTGTCTGGAGCCATCGTTTACGATCAGTATCCGTACTAATTGTAAACACGAATAACTTTTCTATAAATTCATTCCTGAAAAACCGGAGTAAACGTATGAAAAATAACGTTAAGAAACACAAGAAGAGTAAAGATAGTGCTACCTATAAGAGGCAATACTATGACCTTTACCCCAAGAAAGAGAGCGACGATCTTACAAAGATTATCGCTATCCAAATTGCGAATGAAGCAGGACCATTTAAAGAAGGGCTTGTCAAAGCCATTCTTGAAAATGACTATCTCTACTTTATTTCGCACAATATTTCTTATAATGATTATACACCACACAGCTGCAGATACATCGCTGCTGTCAGACAAGTATGTGCTCTTTATTCAAAAGATAATGACTTACATATAAGTGGGGTTTCACCTCGTGAAAATTGTTTAAAAAGTTTTATTGAAACGGAACAAAAATGTCGTATCACAAATCAAAGGTTGTTCACTTTACTTCAGTCTGAACATGATATGTTCAGCGCATATCCTTTTTTAGAGGCTATATTGCGTAAAGTTACTGAAATAGTGGGTGATGCTCCTGAGTTATGTGATGCTACATTTTCGTACGGACCGGGTAGTAGCGTGAATGTTTCAAAGAAATATTCTTCCCCGCTTAATAAATTAAACGCGGGACTACAATGTTCAAGTCGAATGCTTTCAGACTTAGGTCTGGATTATATTTGCAACTTTCCACATTTACTTGATCAGCATGCTAATCAGATAGATGTTGTTTGTGCAAGATTCGACATGGTTCCAAAGAACGCATTAACATTGAGAACAACAGTTACTGAGCCTGGTTTAAATATGCCAGGGCAGAAGTTCTTAGGGCAAACCCTTAGAACTCGTCTGTTCGACTATGGCCTAGATTTATCTGTAGGTCAGGAAGTCAATCAAGCATTGGCCTTACTTGGGTCAATAAATGATGAAATCGTAACTGTCGATGCTAAGAATGCAAGTAATACAATAAGTATCTTTGCTATTTATTTGGCACTCTACTTTTCGAAAGATTGGTTTGATGTGCTAAATTCCTTTAGGTCTCCTTTGTTTGATATTGAAGGGGTTTCTAAACCATATTCTACCGAGATGTTTTCTTCGATGGGAAATGGATTTACGTTTGAACTTGAGACTGTTGTGTTTTATGCAATATCTCTAGTTGCGACGCAAATGGCAGGCGGTGATACCAGTATGGTTAAAGTTTACGGGGATGACATGATTGTCCCTAGTGAAGCGTATCCATATTTGCGCGAGTACCTCGAGTTTTTTGGATTCGAAGTAAATGTTGATAAGACATATACTTCTGGTCCTTTTCGTGAGTCTTGCGGAAAAGATTACTTTTTTGGAACAGATATTAGACCTTTTTATAAAAAAGATCGTTGGACTGACGCTCGCCTCATTGGTTTTCTAAACCGAGACGGCGCTCATCTACATCTTCTTAGTCAATCATTCCGGAATTACCTAATCAATACTATTAGATCCGACTTTGCAATCGGACCTTTAGGTATTGGGGACGGTCATCTCGTACCTTACTATGAAAACGAAATTAAAACGCGTTTTTATAAAAGGATTCATCGTTCCGTGAGGCAACGAATGAAGAATGGTGATGCTCATGGTTTTGTTTTCGAGACTACTATCACCAGACCGCTTACCAGTTTAACTGATAAGCAGAAACGTGACGCAGCACTCGAAAATAACCTCTATCCATTATACGATATCTATAATCGTCCAGAACATCGGAAGATTTATGATAAAAGAATAATGACAAATGATGAAACTTTTGATAGAAATGGTGACATTGATATCATGAGTTTTTCATTGTCGCCAGTGTATAGTATTGGGCGTGAAAGCGACCCATATACTTTACCAGGTGGATGGAGAGCTGAAAAGGTTTATGTCTACTTTGTAAACTTCCCAGATTTTCCTCTGGAACTAGGTATAGATTTTACGAGCCGCAGACACATGTTCTGCATAAATTAAAGCTCC